ACGCGCACCTTCGCGCGGCGCAAGATTCTGTTGGTGTCCACCCCCACCATCGCCGGGGCTAGCATCATCGAGCGCGAGTACGAGGCTTCCGACCGGCGCCGCTACTTCGTGCCCTGCCCGCACTGCAGGCATCGGCAGTGGTTGCGGTTCGAACAATTGCGTTGGGAACGCGGGCGGCCTGAGACGGCGGTCTACGTCTGCGAGGCCTGCGCTGAGCCGATCCAGGAGCACCACAAACCCGGAATGTTGGAACGAGGCCAGTGGCAGGCGCTGGGAGAGAGCAGAACTGCCGGGTTTCACCTGTCCAGTCTCTACAGTCCCTGGCGTAAGTGGCGGGAGATCGCAGCCGCCTGGGAGAAGGCGGCGATGGGCGAGCACAAGTCGATAGCGATGATCAAGGCGTTCAAGAACTCGGAACTGGGCGAGACCTGGGTCGAGGAAGGCGAGGCGCCCGACTGGCAGCGCTTGCTGGAGCGCCGTGAGGATTACCGCATCGGTACGGTGCCGGCAGGCGGTTTGCTGCTTACTGCTGGGGCTGACGTGCAGAAGGATCGCATCGAGGTGTCCGTCTGGGCCTTTGGCCGCGGCAAAGAAGCTTGGCTCGTCGAACACCGGGTACTCATGGGCGAGCCCGCCCGGGAGGAGGTTTGGCGGCGCTTGGCTGAGCTTCTCACAGAGACTTGGACGCACGAGAGCGGCTGTCAGCTGCCTCTGTCGCGGTTGGCCGTCGATACCGGGTTCGCCACCCAGGAGACCTACTCCTTCGTGCGTCGGGTCCGGGACTCTCGCGTGATGGCGGTGAAGGGCGTAGGTAAGGGTGCTGCTCTCATTGGGCTTCCCACCGCCGTGGACACTTTGACGAACGGCAAACGGCTGCGGCGGGGCGTCAGAGTGTTCCCGGTGGCAGGCAGCGTCGCCAAGCTCGAGTTCTACAACGCGCTGCGCAAGACGCCGGAGGTGGCCGAGGACGGGACTACGGTACGCTACCCCGCCGGTTACATTCACCTGCCTAAGGTGGATGCCGAGTTTTTGCAGCAGCTGTGCGCTGAGCAGTTAGTCACTCGTCGTGACAGGAACGGCTACCCGGTGCGCGAGTGGCAGAAGATGCGGGAGCGCAACGAAGCCCTGGACTGTTACGTTTACGCTCGTGCGGCGGCAGCTGCTGCCGGCCTCGACCGCTTCGAGGAGAGGCACTGGCTGGAGTTGGAGCGCCAACTTGGTGTGCCTCCTCCAGACGAGGAGCGGAGCGAAACAGAGGTCGTCGTTGAAGACGTTCATCGCGGCGACGCCCCGCTTCTTAGCAGCAGAAATACGGGACGTCGCGTGATTAGAAGTCGATGGCTTGGGGCTTGAACAGTCAACTTAGTAGTTGAAGGCAACGAAATGGCCTACACGCAGGATCAACTCGACGCTCTTGAGGCGGCGCTTGCGAGAGGAGAGCGCCGTGTCACTTTTGCCGACAAGACGGTAGAATATCGCTCGGTCGAAGAGCTCAAGGCGGCTATTCGCGAAGTCAAGCGTAGCATCGGCCAGAGCGCGAAGCGCCAAATTCGCGTTACTACCAACAAGGGCTTTTGAATGGGTTGGTTCAAGACACTCAGGCGTTGGATGTTCGGCGGACGCGGGAGCCCCGTCTACGACGGCGTGGGCTTCGGGCGCCGCACGATCGCTTGGATGCCGGGCAACTTGGGCGCGGTGGCGGCGTTGGCTTACGCGCAGGACGCACTACGCGCGAAGAGCCGCGATTTGGTGCGTCGCAACGCCTGGGCGGCGGCTGGGCTCGACGCCTTCGTGTCGAATGCTATCGGCACCGGTATCAAGCCGCAGAGCATGGTTACGGACTCGTCCTTGCGCGAGGCGATCCACGCCGTTTGGCGTGACTGGTGCGAGGAGGCGGACGCGGCAGGTCTGACTGACTTCTACGGCTTGCAGGCGCTCGCCTGTCGCGCGATGTTGGAGGGAGGTGAAGTCTTCATCCGTATTCGTTACCGCCGGCCCGAGGACGGTTTGGTCGTGCCTATGCAGTTGCAGGCGCTGGAAGCCGAGCACGTGCCGGTGACTTACAACGCCGTGGCAGACAACGGCAACGCCATTCGCTGCGGTATCGAGTTCGACCGTCTCGGGCGACGGGCGGCCTACTGGATGTACCGCATTCACCCGAACGACGCGCTGCTCGCTCCTATGAGCGGGCAGGGCGACAACCTCCTACCGGTGCGCGTGCCTGCGGAGGAAGTGATCCACCTCTTTCGGCCCCTGCGGCCCGGTCAGATTCGTGGCGAGCCGTGGCTGACACGGGCGCTGGAGAAGCTTAACGAACTCGACCAGTACGACGACGCGGAACTGGTGAGGAAGAAGACGGCGGCGATGTTCGCCGGCTTCATTACTCGTTTGTCGCCCGAGGACAACTTAGTGGGCGAGGGGGAGGCGGACGCCAGCGGAGTCGCGTTGACTGGGCTCGAGCCAGGCACCTTGCAGATTCTGGAGCCTGGTGAGGACATCAAGTTTTCTTCGCCCGCGGACGTGGGTAACTCCTATTCCGAGTTCATGCGCCAGCAGTTCCGCGCCGTGGCTGCCGCGATGGGCGTTACCTACGAGATGCTGACGGGCGACTTGACGCAAGTGAACTACTCCTCGATTCGGGCGGGGCTGCTCGAATTTCGTCGCCGCTGCGAGGCGATCCAGCACGGCGTGATCGTGCATCAGCTCTGCCGCCCCATCTGGCGCGCCTGGATGGACCAGGCGGTCTTGTCGGGGGCGTTGACTCTGTCCGGCTACAACAACCGTCGGCGCGAATACCAGGCCGCGAAGTGGATTCCGCAGGGTTGGCAGTGGGTCGACCCTCTTAAGGAGACTGAGTCCATGAAACTAGCCATTCGTGCCGGGCTCATGAGTCGATCGGAGGCCATCTCAGCCTATGGCTACGACGCCGAGGACGTCGATCGGGAGATCGCGGCAGACAACCAGCGCGCCGACGAGTTGGGTCTGGTGTTCGATTCCGACCCGCGCCACGGTAAGGCTGGTGAGATGCAGCGAGCACAACCAGCTGACGCGTCACAGGAACAGTGAATATGCGACTTCCACATCTTGCGTCTAAAATCTTCGGAACGCCGTTACTCATTCATCGCGCCAAGCTCGACGTGATCCTGGCCGTGCTTGGCGAGCGTATGAACATCCAGGCGCCAGACGTTGAGTTGGCTCTACCTGCGCCGCGGGCTGCACCGGCCGGTGCGCCCGGTGTCGCTGTAATTCCGGTCTACGGAACGCTCGTCAAACGCACCTTGGGTTTGGACGCCGCGTCTGGGCTTACGAGCTACGGCGAGCTTGCTGCGTTACTCGACGCGGCTCTTGCTGACCCGCGGGTCGCTGGTATTCTGCTCGACATCGATTCTCCGGGCGGTGAGGTCTCTGGTAACTTCGAGCTCGCTCGTAAGGTGCGGCAGGCGGCTGACATTAAGCCGGTGTGGGCGGTGGCTGACGATTCGGCCTTCTCGGCTGCTTACGCGATTGCCAGTGCCGCTAACCGGGTCGTCGTTACCGAGACGGGTGGCGTGGGCTCCATTGGCGTCATCGCCTTGCACGTCGATCAGTCGGCGAAAGACGCCAACGACGGCTACCGCTACACCGCCATCACTGCGGGCGCGCACAAGAACGACTTTTCACCCCACGAGCCGCTCACCGACGCGGCCAAGGCGGAACTACAGGCTGAAGTCGATCGGCTCTATAATCTCTTCGTCGATCACGTCGCAGCTATGCGCGGTCTTCCTGCTGAAGCTGTGCGCGCGACCGAAGCTGCTCTTTACTTCGGGCCGAATGCCGTCGCGGCGGGGCTGGCCGACGCCGTGGGCACGCTCGATGCGACGCTCGCCGAATTTTCTACTTTCCTCAGCTCCCGAGGCCGTAAGTCGCCCCAGGCTCGGAGCGGTGCACGATCCGGGGCGACGTTCGCTCTTAAGGAGGCAGAAATGCTTGAAGAAACTGCTCCCGGGATGATCGGAGTCGACGAGGCGGCTGCTATGGTTGCAGAAACGCGCCGTGAAGTTTTTCAGTCGGCGCAGGCCATCGTTGAAATGTGCCTGATTGCTGGTTGCCCGGACAAAGCGGCTGAGTTCATCGCCGCGGGTCTCTCCGAGGCCGAGGTACGCAAGGCCCTCATTAACATGAAGGTCGAGCGTCAGTCGCCGGAGATTCTCTCCACCCTCGATCTGGATAAGGCGGCCGCAGTCGAGTCGCCTACGTCTACCCACAACCCGCTGGTTTCGGCGGTCAAGAAACTCACCAGAAAGGAGTAAGCCATGGCTGTCGTCAATGAACCCACCAACCTCGCTGATCTTGTTAAGTACGAGCAGAGAAGTTTCGACTACTCACGGAACCAAGAAGTCGTGGCCTCCGGTCAGAATCTTGGGATCGGAACTGTGGTCGGACGCCAAACTGCGAACGGCAAAATCTACGCCCTGAATCCTGGCGCCACTGATGGCACGCAAGTGGCGATCGGCGTTCTCGTCGAGGACGTCAATGCGGTCACGGGCGACAAACCCGGCGTGATCCTCGCGCGCCACGCTGTCGTGGCTGACAAGTACGTAGTTTGGCCGGGCGGCATTACTGGGCCGCAGAAAGCTACCGCCATTTCGCAACTGGAAACGCGCGGCATCCTGATCCGTACTGCCGCTTAATCGCAAGGAGAACATCATGCAGAATCCATTCAACAACCCTGCCTTCTCGATGGCGAGCCTTACTGCCGCCATCAATCTCATTCCCAACCGCTACGGACGCCTGCAGCAGCTGGGCCTGTTCACCCCGCGGCCCATTACCCAGCGCACGGCTCTCGTCGAGGAGATGCACGGCGTGCTGAACTTGTTGCCGACTCGCCCCGTCGGGGCCCCCGGTACGGTCGGTACCCAAAGCAAGCGCAAGGTACGCTCCTTTATCGTGCCGCACATCCCTCACGACGACGTGGTGCTGCCCGAGGAGGTACAGGGTGTACGTGCCTTCGGCTCGGAGAACGCGACTGAGACCGTCGCCTCGATCATGGCGCGCAAGCTCGAGACTATGCGCAACAAGCACGCGATCACGCTCGAACACCTGCGCATGGGAGCCTTGAAGGGCCAGATTTTGGACGCTGACGGTAGCGTCATCTACGACCTTTTTGCTGAATTCGGGGTTGTTCAGACCACCATCAACTTCCAGCTCAACCAGGCTACGACCAAGGTTAAGACGAAGTGCAACGAGGTCAACCGTACCATCGAGAAAAACCTGATGGGCGAAGTTGCCACTGGTGTGCGTGTGTTGTGTTCGCCGCAATTCTTCGACGCGCTTACCTCGCACGACAACGTGGAGAAGGCCTTCGCGTTCTATCAACAGGGCGCGACGTTGGTCGGCGATACTCGTAGCGGCTTCCGTTTCGGCGGCCTCACGTTCGAGGAGTACGTCGGCTTTGCCACCGACGCGGCGGGTAACGTGCGTAAGTTTATTCCGGACGGCGAAGCTATCGCTTTCCCCGAGGGTACGATGGACACCTTCGTTACTTACTTCGCGCCGGCTGACTTCAACGAGACGGTGAACACTCCTGGACTGGAGCTCTACGCCAAGCAGGAGCCGAGGAAGTTCGATCGGGGCACGGATCTGCATACGCAGTCGAACCCGCTGCCCATGTGCCACCGTCCCGGCGTGTTGGTACGTTTGCTCGCCCAGTGATGAAAGTAACTGACCTCTACGACGCGGCGGCGCGTGCAGGGTTGCTCACACCCGTGCAGGTGGGTGCCGTTACTGTTCAGTGCGCCTTCCGCGCGCCGGACGAGACGGTGCTCGACGGCTTGGCGCTCTCGCGCGATTACGAGATCGAGTTTCCGGTGGAGAGGTTGTCCCTCAACGTCGGGGATACGGTCACTATCGCCGGGGCGCCTTACCGCGTCCGTGAGGTCATGGTACTACGTGACGGTAGCGAGGCGCGTGCGAAACTAGCGAGGCTCTAGTGATTTCGATTCGCGAACGCATCATCCGTGAGGTGCAATCTCGCGTTGCATCAGCTGTTTCGCCGGTTGCTGTGTTACGACAGCCGGTTATCGCGATCCTGCGCGAGGCGAGTCCCGCGTTGGTGCTGACGGTCGAGTCTGACAACCAGGTTCGTGTAGCGAACGACCGCGTCGAACGCGAATTGGTGTTGCGTATCACTGCACTTTCGCGTCACGAGTACGACGGCTGGACGGAGGCCGACGACCTCATTTGTCGCGCTCACGTTGCGTTGCTGTCGGACCAGACGCTGGGAGGCTTATGTTTACGCGTCGCTGAGGCGGAGGCGGATTGGCAGACGGCAGACGCGGACCTCGATGCCACCGCTATTCCCGCCGTCTACCGTATCGCCTACCGCACCCTCGTATCTGATATTACTCAAGGAGGTTAGTCGTGCCAAAGCTCACGCTCAAGGTCACTCACACCCACGCTGGAGCCGTGTATCGGGCTGGTGACGTCATTGAGGTGGACGAGGTAACTGCCAGTTGGTTGGTCGAACACGGCGTTGGTCAGCTTACCGCTGCGCCAGCGTCGCAGGTCGCTGCAACCGAAGCGGCAGCCTTGCCCGAAACGAGATCGCAACGCAAAGCAAAGGAGTAACTTACCATGGCTTATTTCTCTGGACAGGGGCGTGTCTACATCGCCCAGCGCGACACCAACGGCAACCCACTCGCCTTGCGGTGGGTGGGCAACGTGCCCGACATGAGGATAACGCTTAATATCGATACGCTGGAACATAAGGAAAGTTACTCCGGCCAGCGGCTCACGGACCTGCAACTGATTCGTGGCAAGGACGGCGAGTTTTCGTGCACGTTGGAGGAGATCAGCGTCGAGAACCTTGAGCTGAGTTTGTTCGGTACCACCACGAGCGTGAACTCTGGTAACGTCGTCGGCGAGACGTTGCCGACGGGCATTACGGCTGGTGAGACGCGGCTGCTGGCCAATCAGTTCATCTCCAGCGTGGTCATCAAGGATTCGTCCGGTACACCGAAGACGCTGCCGGCAACCCAGTACACGGTGCACGCCAACCAGGGCGCAATCACGTTCGTCGACATCACGACGGGTGGCCCGTATACGCAGCCGTTCAAGGTGGATTACAGCTACGGCGGGGCTAAGCGCACGGCGATGTTCCGTTCGGCGCAGCCGGAGGTGTGGGTTCGCTTCGACGGCGTTAACCTCGCCAACGGCAACAGTCCGGTCATCGTGGATCTGTACCGCGTGGTCGTCAATCCGACTAGAGAACTGTCGCTGCTCGGCGAGGACTTGCAGCGCTTCGAGTTGTCTGGGCGTGTGTTAGCTGACCTGACCAAGCCGGAGACCGGCGCCCTCGGTCAGTTTGGTCGGATAATCCTGCCGAGCGTGTAAGGTTCTATGAGCGACGATACGTTCGCGGCTCTGCCGCCGGTACCGAAGTTCATCGAGGTCGCGGGCGAACGCATCGACCTCATCCCGCTCAAAGTGGGCGAGGTGCCGGCGTTCGCTAGGGCTGTGCAGCCGGTAGCTGCTAGCCTCTCGGCCTCGCCCGACTGGTTGGCGCTCATGGCTGAACACGGAGAAGCTGTGATCGACGCCGTGGCCGTTGCCAGTCGCCGTCCTCGGGAGTGGGTAGCAGCACTCGAGCTCGACGAGGCTGTGCGTTTGGCTGAGGCCGTATTTGAGGTGAATGCCGATTTTTTTATCCGGCGGTTGCTGCCAGTCGTTACCGAGGCGGCCAGCAGGATCGGGACGCGCCTGACGTCTGGGCAGACGCCATCCAACAGTTGATTGGGCACGGGCACGCTTACACCGATATTCTCAGCTACACACTTGCGCAGATGGACGCTTTCCTCGCGGCTATCGATCGGCAGGAGGCTCGCCAACTGGCGAACCTTCTGTCGGTGGTCGCCACCGGCAGTCAGGGGGATAGTAAGGCCGTCGCAAGGCTGCTCAAGGAACTCCAGTGCTCAAAATCTCCCTGACCGCAACTGGTCTGTTTGAAAAAGCTAGCTTCACGGCTTGGAGTCGGCAGAAGCAGGCGGCGATTCGTCGGGCGGTGGCGGACGGCTTTCGCGAAGGTAGTAAAGCCGTGACTGAGGCCGTGCGCGGTAGGATGCGGGCTGCCTTCGTCGTACGTAAGGCGAGCTTCGTCAAATCCATGCGCGCCAAGGTCTACGATCGGAACAAGGACAAGTTCCCGGCGCTTCTGATCGGGTCGAAAATACCGTGGTTGGGTATTCACGTCCGGGGAGGTACGATCAGCGGCAAGATGTTGATCCCGCTCGTAGAGGAGGGGAAGCGCCTCGGGCGCAAGGCGTTCCGTCGCGTCATCGACGGTCTGCTGAGAACCGGTAATGCCTTCTTTATCCAGAGGGACGGCAAGGCTGTTTTGATGGCTGAGAACATCGCGGAAAACCAGTCAGAACTGCGTCGCTTCAAGCGTGCGGAACGCCTGCGCACCGGAGTAAAATCTATTAAACGTGGTCAGGCGGTTCCCGTCGCTGTGCTGGTGCCGAGCGTTACCTTGAGACGTCGTTTCGATTTGGAAGGCGCGGTACGCAGCCAGGTGTCTGTCCTGGCCCGCGCCATCGAGAAACAGTTGAACAAAATTTGGGAGAAATGAATCCGTGGCGCAAGATCGCGCGCAGCTACTGATTACTGCTGTCGATCAGACCAAGGCGGCTTTCGACTCGATTCGTGGCAACTTGTCCAAGCTTGGGGACGAGGCGAATCGGGTTAAGGGGTTGCTCGCAGGCCTGGGCGTGTCGCTCTCGGTGGCTGGGTTCGTTGCGATGATCAAAAGCGCCATTGACGCGGCGGATCAACTGAACAAGCTGTCGCAGAAGATCGGCATCTCGGTCGAGGCTTTATCCACCCTGCGCTACGCCGCGCAACTGGCAGACGTGGACCTGGAGACCTTACAGACAAGTATTAAGACACTGTCGCAGAATATCAGTGAGGCTAATGCCGGCATCGGCGACGGCGCTGAGGTGTTCAAGGCCTTGGGTATCTCCGTAAAGAACGCCGACGGTAGCGTGAGGTCTACTGAGGACGTGTTGCTTCAGGTGGCCTCCGTGTTCTCTAGGATGGAGGACGGCGCGGTCAAGTCGGCTCTGGCCGTGAAGTTGTTCGGTCGCAACGGCCTGGAGATGATACCGTTCCTGAATTTGGGCGCGGACGGCATCAATCGACTGACCGCCGAGGCCGAGCGACTGGGTTTGAAACTCACCACCGCGACGGCGCAAGCGGCGGAGACTTTCAATGACAACCTCATAGCGCTTAAGGCGTCGAGCTCTTCTCTTAGTATTGCATTGGCGAACGACCTTCTGCCGGAGCTCGTAAATATCACTAGCGCCATGCGCGAGGCGGCCAACGAGGCTGGAATACTAAAGGCGTTATGGGTCGGGCTTGGTGGAATAGGCGATCTGATTTTTAACGGTACTGAAATCAAACAAGCGCGCGATGAAATCAAACGGCTGCAAGATCTGGTCGATTCGACGCGTAAGAAAGTCGAGACTGGGAGGGCGCGTATTCCGTTTACGCCTTTCGACATCAAGTTCAATGAACAGGCGATGGCTACGCTTCGGAAGAATCTTGCGCAGTGGGAAGGCGAGCTTGCGGCTGCGAAAAAGCGCTTGGAAGACCTGCTCAACCCGCGGCTACCACAGACCAGAGTGCCAAAATCAAAACCGACGGACGAGATACAACGCGTCGCTTGTGTGTTGTCTGGCGGACAGTGGGTTGACGGTCAGTGCCAGAAAAAATCCGCAGCGGCTGAGAAGACTGTGAAGGACACTACGGCTGCACAACTGGCCTTCATCAAGGCCCAGGCCGACGCTGAGTTCTCTATTCTCAAGCAGGGCTTGGGCCGCGCCCAGGCCGCTTATGAGGCTGCGCTCGAGGATCGACTGATTTCGATCCGGGATTTCTACGCTGCCAAGACCGCAATCGAGCAGCGTGAGATCGACGCCGAGATCGCCCGCACCCAGGCATTACTGACTGAGCAGCAGCGCATCGCGGCGAAAGGGAAGGACGAGTCAGAGCGCATTCGTGCTAAGGGTGAGGTGAAGAAGCTCGAAGCAGAACTGATCGTCCTCAACGACAAGCGAGCTGCCGCGGAGCAGGCCAACGCCCGCAAGGCGGCCCAGGCCGAGCGGGAACTGGCCGACGCGCTGGCTCAAGCGCGGGAAGAGCTTGCAAGCATCACGGGTCAAGCAACGGACGCCGATCGCCGGGCCGCGATCGAGCGGCAATTTCGGGACCTACGCGCGAGGCTGGCGGCGGAGGGTGACGCACAAGGTGTCTCACTCATCGACCGGCTGATTGACGTCAAGGCCGCGCAGGCCAACCTCCAGGCGCTGGAGGCCGAGTGGCGGCTCGTCACGGAGCGGATGAGGAACGCTCAAGAAGCTATCCAGACTCAGCAGCAGGCTGGGCTCTTGACCGAAGCCCAGGCACGGCAGCAGATCGTGGAGCTGCAACAACAGTCCGCCGCAGAAATGGAGCGACTGCTGCCCGCCATGCAGCAGTCAGCTCAGGCGATCGGTCCTGAGGCGGTGGAGCGGGTGCGGGCGTTTGCAACAGAGTTGTCCCGCACGAAGCTCGTGGTGAATGACATAGCGGTGACCATCAACGGCCAATTTCAGGACGCCTTCACGGGTCTGTTCGAGTCCGTGATCTCTGGTACCAAGTCAGCCAAACAGGCTTTTCTTGACTTTGGCCGCTCAATCCTCGCCACTATCAATCGTATCATCGCCCAGAAGTTCGCTGAGCAGCTCTTCGCAGGCTTCGGAGGGAAAGGCGGTGGTATTGGCGGCGCCATCGCAGATTTCTTTAAGGGCTTCAAATTCTTCGCGGCCGGAGGTTACGTCTCAGGCCCGGGCACCTCCACCTCGGATTCTATCCCCGCGCGGCTGTCTGCTGGTGAGTACGTGGTGCGAGCCGCTGCTGTGCGAAAGTTTGGCGTAGCGTTTTTGGACGCGATCAACGGCCTGCGCGTGCCTCCATCCGTCATTTCTAGGCGGTTGGCGTTTGCCTCGGGCGGTCTGGTGCCGTCGGTGGGCGTCGGTGAGCCGCCTGTGGTGGTGCAAATGACGATCCAGACCCCGGACGCTTCGAGCTTTAGGCGTTCTCAAGGCCAGATTGCTGCTGAGATGCGGCTCGCTTTGGAGCGAGCCCGCCGTAACCTATGAGCTTTATTGAGAGTCGTTTGAACGACGGTCTTGTCGTCTACGATACTGTGGGCGGCCCGGAGTATTCCACGGACGTCGTGGAGGTACAGTCGGGCTTCGAGAAGCGAAACGTCAACTGGGCCGCCTCCCGCGGCCGTTGGGAGCTTGGGGAGCGGCGCGTGCGCCGCGCTGAGCTGGAGGCCCTGATCGCCTTCTTTCGCGCGGTCAAGGGCCGCGCTTACGGCTTCCGCTTCAAGGACTGGGCGGACTATGCGGTCTCTACCGCCAACGGCCGGCTCGGCACGCTCGGCCAAGGCACCGGGCTGCCGACTTATCAGCTCTACAAACGCTACGTCCTCGGCAGTCAGGTCGAGGACCGGGCAGTCAAAAAGCCCGTGCCTGGTACGGTCGTCGTGTATCGCAACAGTGTTGCGGTGTCCTTCGGCGCCAGCCCCGGCAACGTGAGCCTGAATACCGCCACCGGCCTCGTTACCTTCGTGGCCGACGCTCAGCAAACCATTCAATCCATCACGGTGGGGACAACGACCCAGGTGACTTTCAACACTTCGGTCGGCGGCCTTACAACGGGGCAGAGGCTCTATCTCGGCCCAGTCTCCGGACCTGACGCGGCGCTGCTGGCGAATCAGGCGCACCTGATCAACGGCGTCTCCGGCACTGGTCCGGTGACTTACACCCTCGCAGTCAACACCGCGGGCAAGTCTATCAGCCCCGGCGGCGCCTCGGGCTACAAGTACCCCCAGGCCTCCGATATGTTGACCTGGGCGGGGGAGTTCGACATTCCCGCGCGCTTCGATACCGACATTCTGCGCACTCGCTTCGAGGCGATGGAGGGGGCTGAGTCGTTGCACTATCTCTTCAGTTTGCCGGTGGTGGAGATCCGCGTGTGAAGGCTATAGGCGCTCTGCTCAATCATTTGAAAGGCGAAGTGACGACGCTGGCTACTTGCTGGAAGGTCACGCGGCTCGACGGTCAAGTGTTCGGTTTTACCGACCACGTGGAGAATCTGCTGATCGATGGTGTGCTCTACCGCGCTTCGACCGGCTACACGCCCACGGCGGTCGCTACCAGCGCGGATCTTTCTGTGGATAACTTGGACGTGGAAGGGCTGCTCGACGATCCCACCATCACTGAGGTAGATATCATGGCGGGCAAGTGGGATAACGCCCGCATCGAGATCTTCCAGGTGAATTACCGCGATCTTACGGCTGGTAAGCTCGCTTTGCGCTCAGGCCGTCTCGGGGAGGTGCGGCTTGAGAATGGACGATTCGTCGCCGAGCTGCGGGGCCTCGCCCAGGCGCTCGCGCGCAACCTAGGGGAACTTTATTCTCCCACCTGCCGGGCAGACCTGGGGGATGCTCGTTGCAAGGTGAATCTCGCGAGCTTCACAGTTGCCGGGAGCGTCACGGGCGTGACCAGCGCCCGCGTCTTTCAGGACACCTCCCGGGGGGAGCCCGCGGGTTGGTTCGACTACGGGCTGCTTACCTGGACCTCGGGGGCGAACAGTGGGCTGGCGATGGAGGTGAAGGCCTATACGCCGGGGCAATTCGAGCTGCAGCTTCCCATGCCTTATGCCATCGCCGTAGGCGACGCCTATAACGTACATGCGGGTTGCCAAAAGCGGCTGATTGAAGACTGCAAGCAGAAGTTCAACAATGCCATTAACTTCCGGGGCGAGCCCCATATCCCCGGCCTCGATCAAGTGCTGCGAGGGCCGTGATGGTGGCGCGGTCTGCAATTGTGGCCAAGGCCCGGGAATACCTGGGGACACCCTTTCGCCACCAGGGACGTGCGAAGGGCGTGGGGGTGGACTGCGCGGGGTTGGTGATCTGCGTGGCACGGGAGCTTGGGTTGACGGACTTCGATACTTGCGACTACGGGCGTCACGCGGACGGCAGCCGCATGCGCGCGCTCCTCGAAGCGCACCTGAAGCGAGTGCCCTTTGCTGAGGCTCTGCCCGGCGACGTGCTTTATCTATGGTTCGTCAAGGAGGGCCAGCATCTCGCCTTCCTGACGGAGGTCGATCCTCCCTACGTGCTCCACGCCACCGCCGCTTACCGCCAAGTGGTAGAACACCGGCTGGACGAGACTTGGCGCGCCCGAGTGGCGGGGGCGTACCGCTTTCCAGGAGTCTGCTGATGGCCCAGCTTGCGCTTGCTGCGGTCGGCGCTGGAGTGGGCTCCCTCTTTGGCCAAGCGGCCATCGGGTGGGCCGTGGGCTCGCTCATCGGTAGCGTTCTCTTCCGTGAGAAGCTGCCGACGGTGGAGGGGCCGCGGCTCACCGATCTCAAGGTGCAGTCGAGCGCCTACGGAAACCTCATTCCCATCGTCTATGGTACGGTGCGCATCGCTGGTAATATCATCTGGGCGCCGCCTCTGATCGAGACTCGGCATGAGGAGAACGTGGGCGGCAAGGGTGGTCCAGAGCAGACGCAGGTTACCTACACCTACGCTGCTCACTTCTCGGTGAGTCTCTGCGAGGGGCCCATTTTGGGTGTGCGCAAGGTCTGGGCCGACGGCAAACTCATCTATAACGCGGGCGAGACGGCTGACGCTGAGACGTTAGCTGCTTCCAACCGGGCAGCTAAGGGTTTCCGCGTTTACCGGGGGACTGAGGACCAACTCCCCGATCCCCTGATCGAAGCGTACGAAGGTGCGGGCAACGTTCCAGCCTACCGCGGCCAGGCGTACGTGGTCTTCGAGAATTTTCAGCTCGCCGATTACGGCAACCGCATTCCCAACATTACTTGCGAAGTAGTGGCTTCAGGCAGTACCGGCATTAAACTCGTACGGAGCCACGGCGTGACAAAGGTCGGGCTTGATGAGCCCAGGACCTTCTACATTGATGAACAAGGCACAGCCACCGTGTGCGTGCCCCAATGGGCGTCTAGCACGGATTCGAACTTAGAGGTGAAAGTGCGCACCGTTTTTCCTGATGGTACGGAAATCGTGCGTAGCTTCAATGTGGTAAACGTTGCGACCAAGTGGTGGGTGAACGAAGGCTGGACCGACGAGCCCGCATTCAGCACGATGCCCAATTCCTCGTGGACGACTCAGTCTCATGTGATGCATTACTACCGGCTTAAGCAATATGGTGAGCAGGTAGAGACGGTTACGATCACAGTTCCACCCGCTTTTGCGCTCAACTTCAA